CAAGGTTTTTATCGCAAACCACTATTGAATCGTCACCGGCACCAATAATGCGGTACAATGGAACACCACTACCATCCTTGCGCCATCTATCATGACTCGCCAAAGAGATGCCTAGTCTGTAAGCTCTACGGCGGATCAGATAAACATGTATCATGAGGGTGATGAAAGTGTTAACCGCACTGGTGCCGGGCCAGCCAGTAATGACCCTTCCAGTTGTTTTGTAACGGATGCCGTGCCTGGTCCAGCCCCAATGGTACTCAAATGCCTCCCAAATGACGGTCATCAGCAGCGCACTCAACGCATAAATCTTACGCAGAACGTAGAGCACAGCTAACAGCAATTGAAGGCAAAGGCTTGAATCAAAAAGGGTCCTATCGATATCAAACCAATCGGCATTGGGAATAAGGCGGGTGGTGGTCTCGGCCCAATAGCCAAGGTCCTCAGCACTCAAGCCTGGGGCATAAGTCACTTCCGCGTCAACATGCCACATCCGTGCTATCATTTTAGAGAAACTGAACATCCATGGTCCGACTAAGGCATTGAAAGCTGCGGAACAAGATTCTATCAAACGAGGTTTGTAGTGTTCACCAAGTTTCAAAAGTTTCTCGAATTTTATGAAAGACTTGTGGCGCCTGGCTTCGCGGAGGTCAAAACCATCGTAACGAATAGAGTGCATGGCTTCTGTCAATCTCTTACGTGTACTTAACGGGAATTTCGCCACCCAATCCAGCCACGCAGTGCAAGTGACACGGAACTTTGGCAGATAGGAAAGCAAGAAAGTCTGCCATGAGGCTATAAGAAGCGCATAATGCCACAATTTCGTGACAGGCTCAAAAGGCGTCAAAAGACGATGCCGCAAAGCGGTGCGTTCATTCTCCAGCGACAACTCTGAGACAACAGGCCGGTGTTCGGGGAAAACAATACCAACAGGACGTATTGCCAGCTTGGGCCGGTGACACGGGTTGGTATTCGAATCGTCGAAAGTATCTCCTGGCTCTATTTCCGCGAATGGCGGACAAGGTGTGGAACGCCACTGTTTACCAATGAAGAACACACAGGGCACTCCCATCAAAAGGGACCAGTAGCCGAAAGGATCCAGACCTGCACCGAATCCATTCAAAACCAAGTGGGCCACAAAGGGAAAGGGTTGTGGCAAAACACCCAGGAGGATCTGGGCCGCGACGACAAACAAGAATCTCATGAAGCTCACACTCTGCACCTCATACGCAATGATGAGTGAACGGGACACCCAACCCAAATAATAGTTGAGGGTCTCTTGAATGAGAGCAGAGACTATAGCAGCGGGCCCTTGAAGGACTAAAAGAGACTTGACCCACGCTCGCTCCAAGCGGAAGCTGTAGCAAACGTATAACGCTTCCAACCTGTCTAACATTGGCACGTCTTCCCAATGCGTTTCAGTACGGTTGTGGATCTGGCACCCCCCTGGTCCCGTCAAGACATGGCGGAGCGGAGTTCGGTCAGTCAAAGGGACAACCATGAGAAACAAACACAAAGCGGCGAAGATCAACACCATGGCATAGGGTCCTACAGTTCGGGTAGTGCGCGCGCGGGATATAATCCAACGCCGCAAAGGTGGTAATTTCTCCCACCATTTCAAATCGCCGACCAGGAACCTGTTGAAAAAGCCAATTTCCTCGGGCGTGGCCAATGGAACGCCATCTGCTGTGGACATCGACAAGTTTGGGGCCTCTGCTTGAGCAATCGCTATAGCCCACGACATGGCCACCGGGCTGTCCATACAGGCACCTTTCTTGACTTTAGGTTTGTAGTAATCAATGCAAACCTGAAAGAGACTACTACGAGAGTCGGTGCCTAAAGGATGGGCAGTGACATGGAGCAGGAGCAATGTCATAAGTTCTTTAGGGATCACAGCGGGTGGATCGAGGGGCGCTCCTCCATTGGGCCACACCATCAAGTCCTGACCACGAGCGGCCAGACGGCCCTTATAGGGTATGGCTGGGGGATACGAGACGTCCGTATACGAGGAGCCGGTATACGAGTTCAAAACGGGCACCAAGCGCGGTTTTTCCCAATCACGGGGAGTGGCCAAGTAGAATTTGACAACTTGGAAATGGGCGCAAGTTCGCATGGACCACGTGAGACATTTGTCACCCACATCATTGCGCCAATAGCTCGCGCGCAACCAAGTGTTTGCAGGATGCACATATGGGGCTTGGCCGTTGGCTTTAAAAACAATATTGCCATCACGCGTTTCATGCCAAGTGCACTCACTAGAACCATCTGCCCGGTCATATATGTGGCCTATGCCATCAACAATGTGGACAGCTGCGACCATCACTTTCCTACGGGTTCGAGCTATCAAACGCCAAATGGTTTCGGGATCGAGTGTGTACACATTGTTTGCCACGTAGGCATATGGAACAGCCACACAATCACAAACTTCCGATGCGTGCTCACACGAAGTGTCCTTGCGTTCTTGGGCGCGCTGATCGTCAAGGAAATCCAAGCGCGGGTTACAGACATGCAAACGCTCATAATGCCTCGCTTCGCGGTTCATGTTGCCACCAATACTCACGACCATCTCATCTTTTGGGATCGTTTGCAACTCCAAAGAAGCGCGGTATTCGGCAACAGCACGGTTCACTGCCGCGCGTGGATGTGGATGCTCACCACCATCCCAATGGATACTAGACTCAGGAAAGTGGCGTTGACACCACGCTATGTCTGCGTCCGAAGCAAAAGCTTCCACATGGTAAACAAACTTCTCATGTGCCGATTTGGAGCAGCGTGGTATCACGGAACGAATCTCAGGCCCTTTCTTGGGTTTGAACGTGATATTGAGCTTTCGTTCAATGGTGGGGACTGGAGAATCTGGTGGTGTAGCGATGGCCGCATCGGTAGAAACACTATTTTTCAAGAGGTCACGAAGAGCAGGATTTTCTTCAAGCTCAAGGCGCATGGCCTCTTTAGCATTGAGAGCATCTTCTGTCGCCGCTTCTTGGAGGTCTTCGTCCAGTTCGTCATCACGATACTTGAGCTCCATGGAGGCCGTACGTGGAGTCAACCGACTACGTCCCTTTGATTCCTCAAATCTTTCAATGGGAGACGAAGATTGCGAGCTATGTTTCTTGGCCTTATACTCAGGATGAGTTGGCGTATGGAGGAACTTACACTCATTGCCAAATTTACAACGGCCCGTGCTCTGAAAGTTGAAGCAAATTTGCGGGCGGATGGGTCCTCCACGTTTCTTAGAAGTTGGCGGTGGCGTTTGGGATCGTTTCTTGATGTCATCATCATTCGTCCACTCACCATTGACACCACTAAGCGAACTATTGGAACTACCTGTGAGCAATGAAATGATCTGTGTAGTCCGCGGACTGCGGATGATCGAAGGCCCAGAACTGGAAGAACTAGAGTCATATGAGGGCGGATTGCGTTGGCCAACTGCAGAGAAGTTGGTTGGATTGAAAGGCGGGGCTTTAGAATTGGGTCCCAAAACACCTCGCATCGGTCCATAGAGCCAAGCTGCACACGCATCCTCACTCGCCGCCCGCTTGGAAGGCCCCCTACCTTCGAACACCTCATGCTTGGAACCATCCCAAACATCCACCCTGGCAGTGAACACCGGGTTATGAGGAAGACCGCACTTGGTAAATGCCACCTCGTATCGACGACCTGGAGAACGGGACCAATGTTCCAAGCCCTCTCTCGCGGTGGCGAAGGTGAATCCCTCATTGGTCAATATTTCCATGAACTTGGTTTTCGTGGTCGACAACGGCGGTGTCTGGTGGCGGGCTAAGAAATAGGCATAACAGCCAAAGAACCCAGTGGGGTTGCCCTTGCACATGAAACCAACATGATCAGGATTGCGCTGGCGACAAAATTTGCACTCATCCAGGGGGCGCGCTTGTTTAGGATCAGTTTTCGATTCACAAGAAAGTCCAGACTGGACATCGTCCAACACTGTGGACAAACGCTGCACACGGATCTGATCAAACCGTAGCACCGCTTCTCGTGGGGGCTGCGCGGACTTCGAGTAAAGCACCGCAGGCGGCACTTCCTCCACAAAAAACTCCCTATCGGACACTATGGGGCAAGCCAGCATTGTTGTCCTGGCCGTTGGAGAGTCCAAAGAAACCAGGTCGCTGCGCTCCGGAAAGAGGGAAATTTTCTGGACACAATCGTTCAAACGCCCGTAGTAGGGCACGAACACCCCGCCTCCGCTGGCGGGAACTGCAACGCACCACACGGGCTGTGTGAGGCGTACCGGGACCTCCCCGGCCGTATTCATAATAAGGGCGATTGAAATACACCACGATACGGTAGGAGGCTCGTCTCTAAGACGGAAAACAATGGGGGAGATT